CAACGTAGCAATTTGTATTTCGGCTGCGGCTTGCTTAACTCATTAAATGAAGTTAAAATTTTAGATATGCAAAATCTTAATGCCAGTAATAATGTAAGATTTGTAATGCGTTTCACAAGTGCAGTACAATTCGGAATTGCATCTGATTTAGTTGAGTACGCATAATTAATTAATTAATCAATTGAAAGGGGTGGGTAGTTAATCTGCTCACCCTTTTTTTTTAAAACATAAAAAACAATGGCTTGTACATTAACAACGGGTAGAAAACTACCTTGCAAAAGTGCTTTTGGTGGCATTAAAAGAGTTTATTTTGCTGATTATGGTGACATTACTGCAATCACAGTAGATGCACCAACTGGTGAAGCATCATTTACGGGAACACCAACGTGGTATGAATATGACGTAAAAGGTAATTCTAGTTTAGAGACAAGTGTGACGTCATCTAGAGAGAATGGTACGACATTTTATACTCAAACTTTAAACCTTACACTTACTTATTTAGATGCTTTAACGCAACAAGAACTACAAACACTTGCAGTAGCAAGACCAAATATTGTAGTAGAAGATTACTATGGAAATAGTTTCTTATGTGGCTTTGAGAACGGTATGGAGTGTACGGGTGGAACGGTTGTAACTGGAGCAGCAGCGGGTGATTTAAGTGGGTTTACACTTACCTTTGAGGGTATGGAAGAAACTGCACCTTACTTCCTTGCAACTGCGGTAACAGGAGATGCAGCACAAGTAGACCCAACTGCATAATTAATATTTATTTTAAATTAGAAGCATCCTTTATAGGGTGCTTTTTTTTGTTTTTACAAATTAGACTTATTTATACGTTATATAATTGATGATACTTTTAAAACCACAAGCTACCAATAGATTTACAATTATACCAAGAGAGTATGTAACAAATGCTTATATGACTTTAAGAGATGATAGCACAAATGTTATTGTAGATTATACACTTGTACCAAGAGTTAATGGTGTAGGTAATATTACTATTGAAAATGATACTTACATTATATATGGTACAGAATATGTAAATTTAGTTGAGGGACATTTTTACGATGTAACATTGTATTCAGATGCAGAAAAAACAAAAGTAATATATAGAGATAGAGCATTTTGCACCGCACAAGCATATGCAATACAAGTTGATAACGAATTTTACAAAATAAATAAAGACCAATATACAACGTATGATGGTAGCAATAATGATTACATTGTAATATGAGAAAAAGAAACGAAAAAGGACAATTTAGCAAAACAAAGGTTTCAGAGTTTGGGTTTGTTAATTTAAGTACTTACACATCACCAGAGGTAAAAGAAGTTAATGGTGCTGATTGGATTGAATATGGTGCAGATAACAACTATTTTCAATTTCTAATCGATAGGTACAATGGTTCACCAACTAACAATGCAGCTATTAATGGAATTTCACAAGCAATTTATGGTAAGGGTTTAAATGCTACTGATAGCAATAGAAAGCCTAATGAGTATGCACAGATGATTTCTTTGTTTAGAAAAGATGTTGTAAGAAGATGCTGCTATGACCTTAAACTAATGGGTCAAGCTGCTATTCAAGTTATATACTCAAAGGATAGGAGCAAGATTGTTCAACTAGAGCATATGCCTATTGAAACATTAAGAGCAGAAAAATGTGATGAAGATGGTAATGTACCAGCATATTACTATTATAATGATTGGGCAAATATTAAAAAAACAGATGAACCTTTAAGAATACCAGCTTTTGGTATGTCTAAAGAAAGCATAGAGATATATTACATAAAACCATACAAGAGTGGTTTTTATTACTATTCTCCCGTAGATTATCAAGGTGGTTTACAGTATGCAGAACTTGAAGAAGAAGTATCTAACTACCATTTGAACAACATAATGAACGGTTTAAGTCCATCAATGTTGATTAATTTTAATAATGGCACTCCAAACCAACAAGAAAGACAATTAATAGAAACAAAAATAGCCCAGAAGTTTTCTGGAACAAGCAATGCTGGTAAATTCATTTTAGCTTTTAACGACAATAAAGAAAGTCAAGCAGAAATAACACCAGTACAATTAAGTGATGCTCACAATCAGTATCAATTTTTAAGCGAAGAAAGTACGTCCAAAATAATGGTTGCGCATAGGATCGTGTCACCTATGTTATTAGGTATAAAAGATGGTAGCGGTTTGGGTAACAATGCAGAAGAAATAAAGACGGCATCTTTGTTAATGGATAACACCGTTATAAGACCGTTTCAAGAACTTTTAATTGATAGCTTTGATAATATACTGGCTTATAATGATATTAGCTTAAACCTATACTTTACGACCTTACAACCACTAGAATTTACAGAGGTAGATAAAGAGTTACAAGATAGTGAGACTATTGAAGAAGAAACTGGTGTTGAAATGTCAACTGATTTAAAGTCGCCTTGTTGGGATGGATATGAGCAGATAGGTACAAAGATGAAAGATGGTAAAGAAGTACCAAATTGTGTACCGCTTAAACAAGAACTAACTGATGAAATGGCTAGTGCTATTCTTGCAAATCTTGAATATGAAACCATAGGTGATGAATATGAATTAGTAGAAACTAGGGAATATTCAGAAGATAACAAAAGCACAGAAGATTGGGCAAATTCACTTATAAAAAGAAAACTATCAAGAATAAGAAAGTTTGCAGATTTTATTAAATCAAAGCCTAATGAAGAAAGTAAACTAGATAAATCATTTTACAAGATCAGATACACATACCAAGAAAGAAAATCATCTGCAAATAGTAGGGACTTTTGCAAAACAATGATGGCTAGAACTGGTAAAGGTGTTGTATATAGAAAAGAAGACATAGACAATGCATCATTTCAAGGTGTAAATAATAACTTTGGACATAAGGGTCAAAACTATTCTCTTTTTAGGTTTAAGGGCGGGATTTACTGTGGACATTATTTCAGAGAAGAACTTTACAGAATGAAAAGTGAAACTGAAAAATACATTTCAAGAGGTAAAGAAGTTGATACAATACCAAATGAATATCAACCAAAAGGTAAACAATATCAAGAAGCTGGTGAAGCACCTATTGATATGAAAAATAGAGGTGCATATCCAAACTAGAAAAATATGGCAACAGTATTATTTATAAATAGAACAGATTTAGTTAGAAACTCTATCATTGATGGAAATGTAGATACTGATAAATTTATACAGTTTATCAAGATTGCACAAGAAATTGATATACAACAAATCATTGGTACAAATATGTATAAGGGTTTGACTGCTGCTATTGTTACTGGAATTGATTTACCAGCAAATGCAAGATGGAAAACTATATTAGATGATTATATTGTAAGTATGCTTATATGGTACGCACAATCTAACTACATACCTTTTGCAGCTTACCAAATTAAGAACGGCGGTGTATTTAAACACACATCAGAAAATGCACAAACGGTAGACAAAAATGAGGTTGATTTTTTAGTTGAAAAAGCAAGAACAAATGCAGAATGGTATTCAAGAAGATTTATTGACTTTATGAGTTTTAACCAGTCTACCTACCCAGAATATACTAATAATGTAAATGATGATTTATACCCTAGTTATTCAGCTACGTTTAATGGATGGGTTTTATGATATACAAACCAAAAGCAAAAAACATAGAGAAACTTAAAATATTTCTAAAGAAGAAAAAAAATAAAAAGTAATGGCAAACGAAATATATTCAAGAAGTTGGTGGGGCAGAGGTGTATGTGATAATACAGTTGGCTGGGGTATTATTTATAAAGCCTATGCAAATTGTAGTGCAGTACCAGCATTATTAGAATTACTTGAAGCAAGGGCAACATACTATGAAAATGTTACTTGTACAACTGCAACTTTAGATGAATTAGAAAATATACAATAATGAGCAACCTTTTAGATAAAGCATCAATTATATTAACCCCGACCGCCTACAATAATGGCGAGGCACTATGTGTTAAACCAGACGACGCGAGCGGAGACTTTCAATTCAGCAGGAATTCTGCGGCAACAAGAGTAAACGCACAAGGGCTAGTTGAAGATGTTCAGATACTATCTAGTAATTTGGTGCAGAACGGCGATTTTAGTGAGCAAGGTGCAGAAGAGGTGAGTAATGGTAGTTTTTCGCAGCAAGGAAGTGAACTTGTAATTAATGGAGATTTCGCTACAGATAGTGATTGGAATAAGGGTACGGGTTGGAGTATTAGTGGCGGTGTTGCTAATGCTTCTGCAGCAACAGGATTAATATTTCAAAACTTTACGGGCTTAATTGTTGGAAAAATGTACAAAGCTGAGGTGGATGTAAAAAGCTATACTAGTGGAGGTTTGCAATTAAAAGTTGGTAATGATAGTTATCAAGCTATAAATAATAGCTTAGGTATTCAAACCCTTTTCTTTACTGCATCGACCACAGGAGGGGCAATTTTTGTACCAACAAGTGCATACACAGGCTCAATAGACAATGTTTCAGTCGTTGAGGTTGGGCAAGATTGGGTATTAAGTAGCGGTTGGAGTATTGCAGATAATAAAGCGGTATGTGATGGTACACAGACTGCAAATTCTTTAATATATCAATCGGGTGCTTTATCAAGTGCAAATAGTTTTAAGTGTGAAATAACAATAACAAATTACCAGTCAGGTGTTTTAAGATTTGTTTTAGGTGGTGGTGGTTCAGAACAATCCTACTCTGCAAATGGTACATATACTTTTTATGGAAATAAAGGCTCTGATAATAATCTATATTTATCTGCTAATCCTGATTTCATCGGCTCTGTAACAAATATTAGTGTTAAGGAAGTAGGGCAAAATTGGGATTTGGGTACTGGTTGGAGCATTGGCAGTAGTGTTGCAACAAAAAGCGGAACAGATTTATCTTACCTAACTCAATCGTCATTAACATCTGTTGTCGGTAAAACTTATAATGTAAAAGCTAGTATTACAAATGTAACAACTGGTAATATAAGAATAGATAATTTTACTAGTGGAACTTCATATACTAGCGATACTCAAGTAAATGTTATTTATACTGCAACTACTGCGGGAGCATTTAGATTTTTAGGTTGGGCGGGATTTGATGGCACAATAACAAACATATCAGTTATAGAAATAACAGATGATACTAACCTACCTAGAATAAATTACGAGGGTTTCAGTTATCAAGATGCTTTAGGGAGTGAATTGATTGTAAATGGTTCGTTTGATACAGATAGTAACTGGATTAAAGGCACAGGTTGGAGTATTTCAGATGGCAAAGCAATAGCAACCAATGTACCAAATCTACAAAGATTACAAAATACTGGCAATGATGCTTCAGTAATAGGTAAAACATATAAATATTCAATAAGCGTGTCTAATGTAAGCGGTTCTTATAGTTTATATGTGTTTGGTGCGTATGCTTTTCTGTCAGTAAGTACAGAAGGAACTATTGAAGGATATGTAACTGCAACATCAACAAATGGTGCTATATTTATAGCTGCTGCAACTGTGGGGGGATTGGTTTCTGCATCAATAGACAACGTATCTGTAAAAGAATATCTAGGGCAAGAAGTAGTGCCAGATAGTGGCTGCGGAAGCTGGTTGTTTGAACCTCAGAGTACAAACCTAATAACACAATCGGAACTTTTTAGCGATAGTGCTTGGGTAAAATCAAGAAGTACTTTTACGGATAATGCAACACAATCTCCAAGCGGTGTTAATAATATGGGTTTTCTGACAGAAGATACAACAGCAAGTAATACACATTATATGAGAGGTTTTGTAACTTTAACAGATGGTGATAATTACACTTTATCTGTGTTTGCAAAAGCAAAAGAAAGAAATATTATTTGTTTAGGAGATAACGCAGCAGCGCAATCAAATACTGGTGTGTGGTTTGATTTAACAAATGGAGTAGTTTTAACACAAAGGAGTGGATATGTTGGAAGTATTAAGGATTTCGGAAATGGTATATATAGATGTAGTGTTACTTATACTGCATCAGCAGCAAGACAATATACAGATATAGCTTTGTCTTTATCAGATGGTGTAAATGTTTATACTGGAAATGGAACAAGTGGCGCTTATTTTTGGGGTGCACAAGTAGAGCAACAATCATATCCAACATCTTACATACCCACAGATGGAACCCAAAAAACGAGAAACCAAGATGTATGTACCAATGGAGGGAGTGTTTCAACAATAAATAGTACAGAGGGTGTTTTATATGTAGAGATAGCGGCTTTGGCAGATGAAAATTCTTTTAGATTTATAAGTTTAAATGATGGCACGCAAAGCAGTGATGTTAAACTTGTATTTTACTTAAATAATCTATTTGCAGAGACTGTTGTAGGAGGTGTTAATCAAGGAACTACGTCTTTCGTGTTCCCTTCTATTACAAGTAGCAACAAAATAGCTTTTAAGTACAAGGAAAATAATTTCAGTCTTTGGGTTAATGGTGCTGAGGTTGGTACTGATTTGGTAGGTAGCGTTTTGTCTCCAAATACATTAAACAAATTATCATTTAATAGAGGAGATGGTGGTCTTTCTTTCTTTGGCAAAACTAAATGCGTTGCAGTTTGGAAAGAG